TTTCTTCTATTTGTTTTTCAATAAACCACCTAGCTTTACGCAAGTCATCAAGCCTACCTTCACCCAAGTGTTTATGTTCCCATCGGCAAAGATACTTACATGCTGATGCAGTTAGGTAGCTCATCTTCTGGTCTATTATAAAATCTATTACTTCTATCTTGCCTTGTTGGTAATGTTTTGGATTAATATTATCTATATTCATTTTCTCCAGTCGCTCCTCCATAAGTCCCTCGGTTGAATTTGTTTATTTTTTTTGTGTAGTCTGTGGTATAGCTTGGAAGTCTCATCCATACGGACAAGACCCCAAGTGTTTTTAGCTCTAGTCTTTGAGCTCATCGACAATATCTTTGTCGAGTAACTTCCAGATGATGACAGCTGCGATGATGCCAGCCAGTCCACCATTGCCTAGAGTCCATACTATACCTAGTATAGAACCAATCACATCTCCTGTTAGGAAGGCTACCTTTGGGCCAAAGATAATCTGTAATATGATTGATAGGCTAATCAATTTAATGCCAACATCTATTGCACCATCAGCACCATTCTTTATTTTTTCTAACATTTTTACTCCTTTATGATTAAACATAAACCCACGCAATTAAATGCGTGGAACACATCAAGTCTGCCAACCTATGCACCTACTTGAATCTACTGGTGCACTACATTGAAGTTGCATTTGCTCTTCAAATGTACTACACCCTGTTAGTGAAATTACAATTACTTGTAAAGCTATTATTAGTAATATTGTATTTATCATTCTACATCCCTCTCTTCTTCTACTAAGTCAACTAACTCACATATACTTCCTGTGCATGCTAGTGATTTAGTTCCTACTGTTTGGTCAGTAAGTTCATATTCATTAATTAAATCCCAGTCAACTGCCTCAGGCATTTCACTAAGCAAGTCAGTGTATGTCTTCTTGTCACACTCTTCATAAGGTGCTTGTTGGTAGGTGTGGTCTGAGTGTGGTAAGAAACTAACACCACTGACCTCATCAAAATGTTTGTACACCCATGCACCTACTTCCATCCACTCATGTTCTCTAACACTTATGGTTACACTAGGCTTGTGCTCACAGTAGTACCTTTGATACATGAGCCACAACTCTAGCTGTTCTATAGCATTCCTTTCGTTCCTAGTAACAGCACCATCAGGAGCTTTCATAGGGAATGAGAACACCTTAACACTGTTAGGTTTCATTACATCATTCTCAGCAGGTATGCCTTGGTCTTCCATTAGTCTAGCTATAGGGTCTTTCCTATCTGCCCTTACTCTACGAATGTAGTAGTCACTGTGTCTAGTATGTATTCCACTAGCACTGTCAACTAGCTGACTGACTGTACCACTAGGTTTAATAGCAGTGGTGGCAGTAGCTTGTTGAATTCCTAGTAGCTCTGACCAATGCTCGTTAGTCTTAACAGTTTCTTTCTTTAACTCAGACAGGAAATCTGGCAAACTTTTCTTGCCATAGTATCCTCTGTCTTTGCTACTTCCATTCATGTATTCATTGTCCATAATACCTGTAAGGCTCACACCTAGTAGTGCCTCCTCTTCTGTATTATGTACCCACTTAGGTCGTAGTCTCTTGATGTTAGTAAGTGAGGCTTGGAATGTACCAAGTATGGTAGCCAACCTAGTCTTGCGAAGTATATCTTTCTGTGTGTCTCCTGCTCTTACTACAACCTCAGTTAGATTACAGAACTGTCCATCTCTTAATATGATTTCACTACAAGGATTGCATCCAAACTCATGGTTTGTTTCTCTCCTGCCAATAGAGGCTACCTGTTTAACTGCTGCTTCTCTGTTAAATATGCCACGCTCACCTGACTTGGATTCATATAAAGAAGTCCACTCTTTCATAAAGATTCCTATGTCTGGTTTCTCTGTGTAGCACACACTGTTGTTGCTCAGTGCCATCTCAGGTGTATCACTCCACCACTGTCCAGACTTAGCACTACGCATACGCTCATCAGTAAGGTTACTAAGTGAGATGAGTGCTGACCTACGCACACCACCTACAACTACAACCTCTGCTATCTTACACATCAAACGATGACACTCATAGCTTGTCAGTTGTCTGCCTACTGCATCTTTAAATAAATTAGTAGAAAAATTAAACAAGTCTACTAGGGGCTCAGGCCCACTTGCTCTGCCACCAAAGGTAGCTAGTCTTGCACCCTTAGGTCTGACCTTAGAGAAGTCCCACTTAGGCATTTCTCCGTTGTATAGGTATGTTATTAGTTTTCTAAATGCAGATTGCCAACCCTCTTTACTGTCCTGCACTACCACTGTGTCTTCAACATCAACCATTTCTTCCGGAACTTCAGGAAGTTTTCTAATGAACTGTCTCTCTACACTAAAGCCTACACCAGTGCCATGCATTAGAATGTATAAGCATTCATCAAATGCTTTCATGTGGTCTACACTTAAGTAAGCACAATTGTATCCTGCTATGTTGTTATCTTTGAGTGCTTTGCCGGCAGTCATGAGTGCTCTCATGCTTGGCATGACATCTAAGTTAAGCACTGCATCTTCAAGAACCTTACGAGTCTTGGGTACTAACTCTTGGTTAGTGTTTTCTTTCAGGTGCTCCTCCATAAAGTCGAAGTACCTAGCTACTGTCTCTTCCCATGTCTCTCTTCTTTTCTTTTCAGGTAGCCATCTTGCATACCTGCTAAGAGCAATAAAGTTTTGGTAATCAGTTGGTAATTTTTTCATTCATCCTCCATTGGTTCTATCTCTATGTCTACCATGCGTTCACCTGCATCATCTAGATAGTCTTTATATTTTAATCGACCAGTTCTGTGCATGAGCACAGCATCAGTAATTCCTTTTTCGTATGCTCTCTTATGTGTAAGGTATATAGCACCAGCACCTAACGCAATAAAAGCAACACTAATTTCTATGTAGTCCATGTACTCTCCTCAAAATCCTCAAGGAATCTGCCTCTCTTTTCTATCAACCTCTTTTCAAAAGCATCAAGCAATTCTTGGGGTTCAATTTCTAATTCATCACAGATGAGGCACACATCATATGTTGCTGCGATGTATGCCTTTAGTTCAGGTAGTTGTTTCAAAAGTTAGCTCCACTTGTTACATAATAATTAGTTATCTTGCCGGATGGTATAGGTCTAGCCTCTAGACTATCATAGCAATCTTCTTTGAACCCACAAAAGGCACATGTCATACACAACTTCTCTTCTGTCTTGGCTTTATTCCAAGTGGTGTTGTTAGCCAGCCTCATAGGTGGTGTGTCTGATTCCATCTTGTCTTTTAAGTCAACAATGTAAGTGTCTATGTCTTGCTCTAGTTCCTGCTCACATAACTTAAGTGTTGATTTGTTTTTATTCAAGGCAAGGAAGTATCCTTTCTTTCTCTTGTCTCCTTTACCATAGGCAGATAGTTGTTTGATGTAACCAAACGCATCATCAGCAATGCCTGCCTCTTTGAATTTGTTTTCCCAAGACCAAGCACTTGCAGTCTTTATGTCAACTAATTCACCATCAATCGTACAGTCTTGAGAACCATTGACACCCTCGATGGTGTGTTTCTTTTGTTGGTCTGTTACTGTATGTCCCGATAGTTTAATCAAAGCTACAAGCACAGCCTCTAGTACATGCCCTTGCAAAAAGGTCAAGTATACCTCACCCTTGATTGCCTCAGGGGTGTATCCTTTGTAGTTGTACCACTGTGCTCTTTCACACCTACCTATGCCAGACATACGCAAACCTCTGTTGTCTTCTCTGGGTGTGAATGCATCTTTGATTGCATCTTCTACTTCTCTCCCTGCCTGCATTGCAATAGAGTTCAAGTCACCATCATGTTCCTTGGACTCCATCACATTGTATATGTCAGGGATTAGTGTATTTATAGACTTCATAGTCTCTTCTCCTCTTATTAAAATTAGTATGTATTTTACCTTACAACTAGTGTGTCTCGTTCCATGTTTTACCTATTTTATACTCACCAGTTATAGGGCAATTCAATTTGTAATACTCTGTTGTTGACTCCATAGCTTGGACAACCAGCTTACCTATGGCATCTGCATCTGATGTGTCACACTCTATCTGTATCTCATCATGTATGACACCCAGTTGTTTGTAATCAAACTCTTGTGCAAGAGAATGGAACACAACCCATGCTCTCTTGGCTATGATTGAGCCTGCACTCTGCAGTAAGAAGTTTAATGCTGAGTGTGAGCTACGCACATATACTTTGCGACCATCAAGTGTTTTAATCCAGCCTCTCTTACTTGCTGACTCAATACGCTTACGCAATATAGCAAGAGCAGGTGTGTTAGATAAGAATTGTTCCTTAACTTTCTTACCTAAATCTCTACCACCACCACATATGTTACCTATCAAGAAGTCACCTCCACCATAGAGGTAGGCATAGATGAATCGCTTAGACTCATCACGAGTGGCAAGGCCAGCAGCTTTTTGATTTGCTGTATGTATGTCACCACTTAGTATCTCTTCTGTATAGTTGTCATCTTTCATGTAGTGGGCGAGGCATCTCAACTCCAGTCCACTAAGGTCAGCACCTACAATTACCTTACCATCAGGCACAGTAAACAAACCACGCATCTCCTGTCCATACTCCTTGTTACTTGCAGTTACCTGCTGTAAGTTAGGATTGCTACTAGACATTCGGTGTGTGACAGTGCCCATAGTATGTACTCTGCTGTGTATCCTTCCTGTCTTGTGATTGTACACATCTATCCAACTGCTCACCTGTCCTTGTCTCTTCTGTAACATCAAATACTTAGCTATCATCTTAGCCTCAGGTATTTCAACATCCTTTAGTGTACCCTCATCTACCTTAGGTAATCCAGTTGCAGTAAACTCAGTAGGTTTCCATCCATAGTGTATAAGGTATCTTCCTACTTGCTGTCTACTGCCTAGATTAAACTCGGGGTAGTGCCAATAACCATAGTCATCATCATCATTGGTATGACACTCAAGGTCTACCTCTGCTTGGTATGCCATGGTGCGACCACCACCTTTCTTCCATCTGTTCTTGACTGGTGTCTTGCTTTTCCATACAGCCAGTGGTGTGAATGTTTTATGTACTTCATCTTCTAGATTACGCAAGTCTTCATTAATATCCTGTAACAATAGTATTGCACCATGTAAGTCAAAGCACCAGCCATTGACCTCCTGTTGTGTGCAGTGTTTCTTTGTAGCATACTCAAGTTCCAGTGCATCTTGACTAAGTTGCTTTAGGTTGAGGTGTCTATATAACTTGGTTGTAATCTCAGTGTCTCTTATACAATAAGTCAACATCTCTTCACTAAACTTAGACCAGTCTTCATGGTCTCCCTTGTCAAAACCTAGACGCTCACCCCAACTAGCTAGTGAGTGACCACCATCTCTGCGTGGCTCATCTAACTGACTCATCACCAATGTGTCCATGATTAGGACATCACTGAAGTCTATGTCACACAAGCGAGTCAGGACTGGAACATCGAAACCAATGCCATTATGAAACACGAGACAGTCTACCTCTGATGCCATCCAAGGCTTAAACAAACCAAGGGTAGTACCTGAAAAGGTAATAACCTGTCCCGAGTCTACATTCTGTACAGCTATACACCATACAACACTGGGGTCGAGTCCATCTGTCTCTATGTCACAACTAAAAGTCTGCATCGCCACCTCCCTCGGCTATAGGATTATGTCCTTTCTCTAGTCTACCTGTTATACCATTAAAGAATGCCCATCCTGCTTCACCAGTCTGTCCAGTTCTTCTCATCTTAGGTACTCTTATTCTGGTAGAGTTCTTAGTGTACTCATCCTCTGCTAACTTGTCTCTTGAGAACAGTATGTTTGTATGACATGCCTGAGGTATAGCACCACTACCCTTGACATCATACTCACTAATCTTATGAGGGTGCGAGCCATCATCTGGCTTTCTAGTATGGGTAGACAGTATCACTGTAGCCTTTGTCTCCTTGCACAGTTTAATAAACCTATCCATAACTTCCTCAATATTCTCATTGCTTAGATTCTTAATAGCAGTATGTAATGGGTCAACAAGTATAACAGAACAACCCACTCCTTTAATAAAGTATCTAATCTTAGCAAACATTTCTTCCAAGTCTATACTACCACCACCATCATTATGTAGTTGTATCTGAGAACCAAACCCTATGTCAATAGCGTTGTCCATTATGTTATCAACATCTAAATCATTAGGCTTAGTCAACTGCATGTTCTCACCAGTGTGTACACTCACCACCTTTCTAATGGTCTCATCAATATTATCCTCGACCATGAAACAACCTATCTTCTCTTTCGTATTGAAAGCAAAGTGGTAGATTAGTTCATTAAGTATAGTGGTCTTACCTATACTGGTGTGTGCAATGATACTTACTAACTCACCTCTAGCTACACCACCTCGCATCATCTCATTGAGATTACCAAACGAATCGGGCAGAGGTATTAGTTCTGTATCCCTGTAACTCATCATGGCATTACGCATATCCTCGACAGTGGCAACACCACTCACAGTGTATGGCTTGGCATCATTCCACCACTCATCATAGAATAATTTACCATCACCTTTAGATAGGTAATCACCTGCATCCTTATGCTTGGCTAGTGTCAGTATCTTACATTTGTTAGGGCCAAGTATAGGTGCTACTAGTTTCGCAGCTTTTCTTCCTGCCTCATCACTATCAAAGCACAATACTACAGTCTCAAATGAGTCCAACCATTCCAAGTTAGACTTAATGTTATCAATACAATTAGCACCATTGATTACACTAACAGCAGGCCACTTAGAACCAAACATCTCATAGGTAGCCATCGCATCTAACTCACCCTCACATACAGTAACAAACTTACCACCTGCTCTGAACAAACTTTGACCGAACAACTGATTGACTGCACTAGTCTTTCCACCACCAAAGAAACTCTTGTTGGCTACAATCCTAGTCTTTATACCCACCATCTCACCCTTCTTATTATGATTAGGATAATGGTGCTTGATGATGTTGCCCTTGCCATCTTTCTCTGCCTTGACCTTATACTTCTCAAGTGTCTCGGCTCTTATCTTTCTATCAGGCAGTGCATAGTAATCACCTCTATGGTAATCAACCATCCAATCTTTCTTGGTGTTATTCTCAACCACCTGTACCTTTTCCTTGTGCTCTACAAATCCATGCTTGTTACATGCAAAGCAATGTGTCTGTCCATCTGAGTAGACAGCCATGTTATCCTTGCTTGTATCACCACCGGACTCAGCACAATCGGGGCACTGCTCCTTACGGAGTAACTTATTTTCCATGTTTTCTCCCTTACTTAAATTATAAAGGGCATCCGAAGATGCCCCATGTTTAACAGCCTAGTCAGAATTAGAATTCAGATGGGT